CCAGCGCCAGCGCGAAGGATTGCAGGTCCAGACGTGCGCGTGCTTCAATGCCGACACGCTGCCCATCCGGTGACTCTTGAGACAGGTTGATATCCTGCCCATAGATATCACGGTATCCCTGTGACAGCTCTTCAAAGATTTCTTCGAAGGTCTGAATCTGGACACCGCTGTTTGTGAATTCTGGTTTCATGCCTCGACCGCCTCATTAACTGCCTGTTGGACGCCGAAAATATCCTCATAACTGAGGATGATAGTAGCACGTCGATTGGCGCGATTGTGGTCAATGCCCAATTCCGTGATCCTCACTACCCCATCGGTCGCCAGGGTAATACGCTCCACTTCTCGCAAGATGCGGTTGCGACTGTTCGGCCTGCCAAGCAACTGAATCCAGTCAATGCCCGCTGTCACATCAAGAAACCAGTCACCCGCAAAAGAGCGAATACGGGTCATGACGTTTTGACGAATGGCGTCACTGTCCTGCACATAGACAGCACGACCACGACCAAACCGCCAGTCTCCTGTTTTACTCAAGCCCGATACCTTCATTGCGGACCTCCTGTCGGGCCACCGCTGTCATTCTCAGGATGCACGTGTGTGCCGAAGTTGGTCCCACCAATAGTAGCAGCCGGGACCGTCAGAGTACCGCTGCAACCGATATCACCGTTCACTGTCAGGTTGCCGTTGATGGTCAGGTTGCCGTTGATGACCTGATCACCCGTTAGGGTGTAGTTGCCAGTTTGCTCCCGATTACCATCATGCACGTAGTCGCCTTGCTGGTACGTGTCTCCGATATGCGTGATCACGTCCGGTATCACGAAGGCTCCTGAAGCGGTGTTCACCCCGACGACCGCGAACCCGTCAGAGTAGTCATGCATCCGCATTTCAAGTGGTGGCTGGAAGTCACTTCCCGCGTACCAGCGGTCAAAGCATCGTTCGGTGAACAGCAGCAAACAGTAATCACCAACGGCGATGGGGTGAGCCGTGTAACTCCCACCGCCTTGAAGGAATACCGGGGGCACTTCAATGAAGTCAGGCAGTTGCACAGACTGCCCCTCCAGCATACGGTTGATGACAGGTCGGCAATTGATCGTGGTGGCATGCACTGCCGTCACCCGTGCGACCGTCATAGTGTGAAGGTTCACCAGGGCTTCAAACAGTTTGTCATCCAGTACCTGATAGAGTTCTTCACTCATTGCCCCACCTACTTGTAGTTTGCAGCACGCTCAGCAGTGACGGTCTGTGTCCAGTCGCTGCCCGTATAGTCGCCTGAATAGTTGATCTGCTTGATGCGATAGACACCGTTCAAACTTGGTGCCGTGATGCTTGCCAACTCACACAAGCCCGCTACCTTCAGCGTGGGGTTCATGATGGTCTGGAATGTCACTTCACCCTTGCTGGCCTGAGGCTTGTTCATCAAGCCGGTGCGTGCGGTCACCAGTGGTGCCAGGTCAGTGCGAACTTCATCATTGCGCAACACGAAGAGCTGTTCATCATCAATAAACATGGCTTCGTTGTCGTCCAGCATATCGGTGATCAGACGGGCACTGTTGCCCACCAACACCTTCGGCCTGACAAGCTGCGTATGCGGTGTGATCGCACCTTCAGCCGTGTTTGGCATGTCTCCCAGAGCGGCACGTATGGCCTGATCTTTACCGCGTACTGTCACGCTGGTGAAGCTGTTCAGCGCATCCTGTCCACCGTCCAGGCATTCAATGGTGTTGACGAAATCAGCGCCTTCACGCTGGTGCTCACCCTTGCGGACAGACCCGCGAAACAGCAACGGCATTCGCCCCTGGTAACCTACCGACAGTTCCAGCGGGGTATACTCGTCTTCATCTTCGTCTTTCATCAGTGCCAGCCGATTCGCTTGACGCAAGTTCCACACCTTCAGGGTCAGCTTGTTCAGCGCCACGTCCGTGCTTTTGGTGGCACTGAAGGTGATGTTGATAGGCGGAACCACAACCACCGCTTGATTGCCGACACCGATGGTCAGTTGGTAATCACGAAGGAACCGGGTCATTCAGGCACCTCCAGACCACGAACGTTTACCATCTCACCAGGCGTGACAAAATACAGCCCACACCGTCCCGTCTCGAAGTCGTCACGGCGGAAAGGGTCAATGCCGGTATCGTCCGTCAGCACCACGGTGAAATCGAACGGAAAGTTGAAGCTGCGAATGTGCAGCACTGACGCACTCAGCTTGATGCCACGTTGCACCTTGCCCGCGTACTCCACATCCATGACCCATATCTGCACCACGGGAAGGAATCGCAGCGTCAGGGTGATCTGACCATTATCGATCAACAGCGTGTGACGCTGGTGCGGGTCTGTTGTGATATTGCCAATTCGAATCATGGTTACCTGCCCAGAATGGAGGACGCCAGGGAGCGTGTGCGCGTCCCTTCAGCTTCAGCCGCTTCGGTTGTTGTCTCCTGCGCACCCTGGTTGGTTTCGCCTGCCACCGATGCCTGAGTATCTGGCGCGGGTGCCTGATAGAACTGTTCAACGTTGGTATAGATCAGCTCTACGGATTCCACTTTCTGCAATGACAGCTCGAAGCGAATGACTTCAAACTGGTTGTCCCGACTGACAGACAGTGACGTAATCGCCATGTCTTCGTGTGTCCGGTAGGCCGCGTCTACGCTGATCAGTTGCTTGCCGTAGTACACCGCTTCAATGAAGTCGATGAACTGCTCACGCAACGGCTTTGCTGTCGCCTGGGGATTGAACGCATTGAACGCATTGCGCCCGATGTTAATCAGCCTGTCAGCACGATCCACCGCATCCATGACGCTTTGTCCAATGGACTGTATCTTGTTCAGTTGCGCCTGGGTACGGTTGGGCAGCAGGGTTGTCACCTGACCCACCGCGCTATCACTTGGAATGGTGATAGGCAGCGGGGGAGCAAGGCGAATGTGAAGGTCAGACACTTCACCGCTGATCGTCATGGTCAACGGCTTGTTGATGATGTGGTCAGTCGCAACCGTGCCATCTTCCAGCACTTGAGTCGGCACCTTGGCGGTGTAGTCGGTAGCGTCCTTGACCTTGGCAAACAGCGTGAAACCACCGATGCCGACTTCCGTGTCAGCACCGCCCTGAAGCGCTTTGTTACGACCGTTGATGTAGTCCCTGATCACATGCCACCTCGATTACTCATGGTGCGAGTGTCTTCCATCTGGCGTTGCAAGGCGTCCTGCACCGCTGCACCAGCCCGTTCAGAATCATTGGTCGAAATGTTGATCTCGACGTTCTGGTCAATGTTGCTGTTCCATGATTGCTGTGTGGTGCTTCGATCCACAGCGGTATCTCGGTCGAACGGTAGGTTGACATCCTGTTCATCCGCCATAGCTGTCCACGGTAGGTTGACAGCCTGTTCATCCGCCATAGCTGTCCACGGCAGGTTGACAGCCTGCTCATCCGCCGTAGCTGTCCACGGTAGGTTGACAGCCTGTTCATCCGCCATAGCTGTCAACGGTAGGTTGACAGCCTGCTCATCCGCCATAGCTGTCCACGGTAGGTTGACAGCCTGCTCATCCGCCATAGCTGTCCACGGTAGGTTGACAGCCTGCTCATCCGCCATAGCTGTCCACGGTAGGTTGACAGCCTGTTCATCCGCCATAGCTGTCTGGCGCGAGTCTGAAAGCGTGGGTCTTTCTGCTTCCTGACGTGCTTCCTGATCGTCCGAACATTTGTCATCGTCACTGATCAGGTTGATGATCCAATCCGGCAAGATGTTCATCATCAAGCCTTTGATGTAGTTCGTCACCGTGTCCCACATGCCAATTATGCCGTCAAGCATGTCCTGGAACATGCCACGCACCCAATCAACCCACGCTTGGAAGGCACCTGCCAGCTTGTCGAAGGCAATCATGAAGCCTTCCACGATCAGGCCAGCAAGGGCCTTCATGATGGCTCCTGCACCTTCCGCCAGGGTGGTGAACAACCTGGTGAACAACCCTAGCGCAAACTCCACCATGGACGCCATGGCATCACCGATGTGCTCCCACGCCGCGCCGAAGTCACCTTGAATGATGGCAACAACGGCTTTGAATATGGATCCGATAGCGTCAACAGCCGGGGAGAACACTTCGATCATCAGTGCAACGGTTTCTTCCACCACTGCCACAATGGCTTGAAGCGCGGGGCGAATGTCGATGCCGAAGAACGATTCGAAGAAGTCAGCGATGACGGACTTGCCACCCTGGAAGGCAACAATCAGGTCATCAATAATCAGGATCGCCCCAAGGATGCCAGCAGTCCAGAGCACCAATGGTGAGAGGATGATGCTCATGACGCCACCGAAACCGATGGCCGCTACCTTGGCGATAGCGAAGCCAGCCGCCACAGCCACGAAGATGGGCCACATGCGTTCCAGCATACCCATGGTGGATGCCACTACTTCACCCAGCCAGTTCAGACCGTTCATGATCAGGTCTTGGTTGGCTTCCAGCAGGTTTATAAACCGGTCAACAAGGTCTTCCATCATAGGCGCGAAGCCCACGGCAACCATGTTCTGAATACCCAGCATGCCGAATCGCAGAGTGGTCAGTGAGTCGTTATAGCTGGCAACTGCCTCGCCCTGTTCTTGAGTCACCACGCCAAGACGCTGCGCACGGGCACGCAGACCTTCCACTTCCTCACTGGTGAGGGACAGAAGCTGAATCATGGAAGGATCGATGCCCAGCTTGTCCAGCACGTTCATGCGCTCAGATTCACTCATGCCCGCCATGGTGTCGGTAAGCTCCAGCATCACCTGATCAGCCGCCTTGATCTCCCCGTTAGCGTCACGGAAAGAGATTCCAAGGTTCTCCACGACTTCCTTCGCGGGACCAGTGCCAAGCTGC